ATAACCATTTTGCTCGCCACCAACAACGAAGCCCACGAAGCCAACATAGTTGGCAGCAGTCGCAGACTTATCAACGATCCCAACGCCGGAGAGGTAGACCGCATCACCAACCAGCAGCGTAGTGCTAGCAGCGGTAAAGAGGTGAACGATGCCGCCAGTAGCGTTGGACGTAAGGTTGTTGGACTCGCCCCGGATGTTAACCCAAGAAAATCCAGTAGGCGTATCCATGATTAAGCACTCGGGTTAGTGCCGTACCAAGCGCGCCAGTTGTAGAACCAGATGATCCAGCGGCCACGCGCCTTCACCTTCGCAGCGTCAACCTCGTTGTCGTACCAATCCGTCATCGTGATGGCCTCACGGTTCAGGAAGTGGCAGTCATTCAGCTCGCTGTCGTAGATGAAATAGTGGAAGAGATTCGTCATGTACGGATTGACGATGATCTCAGACGGCTTGAAGTTCCGACGAATCGGATTGTCTTGGTTGTTCGCCGTGAACGGCTCCAGCGACGACTCAAGAATCTGGTACGCCTTGTTCACCTGCCCCTGATCGTTAGCGATCATGAGCTTGTTCGGCATCACCATCATCGGATCGCCGTTCTCGTTCTTGCACTTGCGAGCAAGATCCATCAGCGCGGTGAAACCAGCGACGGACAGCGAGACGGCGTTCGTCGGACGGTTCGAAACGGTGGACGTGCTGTTAATCAGCGTGTGCGCGGTGTTCAGCAGGGAGAGATTGTCCATGCCCTTGAAGTTCGTGCCGTTGAAGGCATCGTCAATCAGAGCAACGGACGCATACTCCTTCGTGTACATCGCAGCCTCGCCAAGAAACTTCGCACCTTGATTCAGCTTGCCGTACTGATCGTCATCAATGGCTTCCTTCGAAAGAAAGTAGCCAGCCTTGTAGGTCTTGTCAACGGCCATAACCTTCGGACCGGACACGACCTCCTGATAAATCACAGGCTCAAGCTCACGGCTCTGGAGAAGCCGGTTCGGCCCCACAACCGTAGTAGCCGAGATCTCAGGAAGATTGTGCGACCCCTCCTTGAGATACTTGTTGTACATCAGAGGGAACTTCTTAACAGTATCCTGGAAGTCCTTGCGAAGTCCAGGACGTGCAAGAAGACGATGCTGCTGGATCATCGACATTGTGTGTTATCCTTTAAGCGTAGAGGGTGGACTGGAGGAACTTGAAGTAGACGCGACCCGGAGAGTCTACCGAAGTATCGAAGCCGATGACAGTCACCACGACGTTCGTGGTATCCGCCTCATCCACAGTCCAAGTGCCATCCGACTGACGAACCAGCCCGTAATCCTCACCGACGTTCGCATTGTCGGGAGTCACAAGAGCAGTCGTGCCGTTGGAAAGCTGACCGAAGAACACAACGTCACGGCCAGCAACGAACACAGGCACGGTGTTGGCGCGGCCAGTCACAGTCGTAGGAGAATCGCCCGCATCGTAACCGAAAGCAGAGCCATCAGCAGCGCCAGCAACGCCAACGATCAGCGTCACATCGTTCGTGTCAAGCTCGTCAACCTCGCCAGCGTTGATCGTGAGCGGAGCGCCAATCACGAAATCCTCACCACTCTTCACGACGTAATGACGAGTCGAAGTGGTGCCGCCGCCCTCAACGTGCGAAGGACGAAAAGGAAGTGCTACAGCCATTTGTTGTTACCTCGGTAGATGTGCTTGAAGTTCTGAGCCAGAGATTCGGCGACCAGCGGAAGAATCATTCTCAACTCCTAGCCCAAGCTGTGCAGCGTAGGCACGATATCGCTCGTTAGCAACATCAGAGTTGATACCACTTTGCCGCTCAGAAATAATTGCGGCTTGCTCCTGCTGTGCTTCATGCTTCCACTTAGGAATCACCATGAACTTCACGTCGCCAATAGCGTTGCCATCGGGACGATCATGGAGCTTGTTGTGCCCCTCAAGAAACTCGGAGCCATCCACGAACCCCTTCGCCTGTGCGTGGAACTGGGAGAAGTCATCCACGCCGATCCACTCACCGTGAAGATGTGCAGGAATGTTCACGATGAGACGATCGTTAACGTAGGAGCGATCAGCAGTCTCAAAGAGCTTACGCTTGTACTCAAGAACCTGAGCATCCGTAGGCTTCGGAACCGTGTCAGTCGGCTTAGTTGCAGCGGTCATACGGAAATACCCTCGTCGTTGTTAACAATAGCAAAGAAGGAATCAACATCCTCACGCTTGTTCGGATCGAAACCGGCCCGCTTCATGGCAGTACGCTCAAGCTCGGAAAGACGCGGAGCAGTCCGCGAAGTAGGAGCAGGAGCGCCGTTCGTGCGAGTGGGAGGATTCTGGCGAGGAGGCTGAGACACGGGCTGCTGATTGTTAACCTGTGGAGACGCAGCGTTCATCGCGGTGTAGTAACCGATAGTCGCGAAGGCTTGCGTGGCAAACGTGCCGGGGTCCACAGACGAAGAGTTCTGAAGCTGCCCGCGAATGGTGGACGAAAGAACGTCACGATACTGAGAGAGATGCGGGAACTGCTGATAGAAAGAAGCTTCTGCTTGATCAAGCTGCTTCTGACGCTTGAAGTCGCGGGAGATCTCACCAACGTCAGCAAGCGAATCTTGAAGCTGCTTGCGAACAATACGAGAGATCGTCTCGACGGTGCCAAGCTTTTCGATGTCAGCATCCGTTACATCAAGATTCTCACGCGGCTGACTTTGCATGAGTTGCTGCTGGCGGAGCATTTCAAGCTCTTGCTCGCGCTGCTGCCGCTCGCGCACAGACTGAGCATACAATGCACGGTAGTCAATGTCAGGCGTCTGAGGTTGAACTTGGGCAGGCGCCTGAGAATTGTCAAGTTGTGCATCATTGTCTGGAGTCTGCGTATCAAGAACTTCAGTGTTAGCGTCCTGCGTTCCGTCCATGTTCCTTCGCCTCAGTTAGAGTTGCTTGCAGTTCTTCGAGGATACCAAGCTTACCCTGCAAGTGATAAGCCTGGGGGAAGTCCGCCTTGCGCAATGACGTTAGGTGTTTCGATTCTAGCGTTTGGAGCAAGGACAGAAGTGATTCCGCTTGGGGGAGCTGCATTAGCTCCTTGAGGTGCTGCTGGTTGCGCGGAGGGTACTCCAGCAGGTATCTGAGTGGGCCGGTAGGCATCAAAGTTAAAAATTAGCTTCTCGGGATTAGGAACATCGAATGCGCGGAGAATCTCAAGGTTGATCTGATCGGCAGCCCGCAGCGCAGCCTTTGCCATCTCTTGCACTAGATTAGGATCTTGAAGTTGCTGTGCAAGCCCCATAACCTGAGTCCAATACTGAGTCTGCATGCCTGCAAGCTGCGTATAAGTATTGCGGTCAAGAACCTTGTTGTTCTTCGCGCCCGCAAGCTGAACATTGAAGAACATCTTATTCTTCAAACGTTCGATGTCTTGCAAATAGATCTGAACTTCTGCGCCTTGCGGAAGGATGGAGAAGACCTGACGATCAGCGGGACCATACTTGATGATGCTTTGCGCCGCCCGCCAAAGAACCCTATTCAGGAAATCCTTCTTATTGTTGTAAGTGTAATCGAACTTGCGATTAGACTCTTGAACTCTTGCAAGAGAGTCGGACGCAGTTCCCGGAGTGCCGATATTCGGCATGCCGAGAGTAAGTTCGTTCACGCCTGTGCGCTGCTGAGAATAGATAACGACTTGATTCTCGTTGTTGTAAGCAGAAGCCTTCACATCTCCGATGAACATGGGCTGAATGTCATCCATGTCCTCGACGAACCACTTCTTGCCGGGGAAGATAGGCTCGTCGTCCTTGATCCAAGAAGCAGTCTTCTTGACCTTGAACATCGCCATGTTTGCAATCGTGCCGTTGTCGAGACGCTGGCGATGCTGTGCAGTCACTTCCTCTTGGAACTGATTGTTCTGCTTTGCGATGCCGTATCCATACCAACGATACTCCATTGGCATATACACGCCCTTCTCGTAGTCACGCCCCTCGGAGTAAGTCAGAGAAAGAATCTGACGAGAGTTCTCATGGAAGATGACTTCGATAGCAGACTCCTCTCCGTTGCCATCTACGTCGAAATCCAGAAGAACGCGAGTCAGCTCAATCTCAGAAGGGTAGACAGGAACGGTATTCGTAAGCTCCTGAACCTCGGCTTCCACCTTGTTGTTCGTGATGGAGACGCCGATGTAGTAGCCGTTCAACTTCTCGTAAGCATCTGAAGCAAGCTGGGAAGCTGCGACCATCTGCTTAAGAGTGTACTCTGAGATACGAAAAGTGTGCCCGACCCAAGGAGCCTGATCAATCTCAGTAGCGTAGAACGGCATCACGAAGTCGGAGATGTCCACTCCGTCGATGGTGGTCCCCTTCTCACGATACACGGGAACCTTAATCTCGTTTCCGTCTGCCGTGCGTACGACAGAACTCTTCACTTCGCGGTAGCCAACAGTCATGATGCCGGTTCCGTTCTTCGTCATCTGAAGAAGTGGAGCCTCGACCTTGGAGCGGAAGCTTAGAGTATTCAGAAATTCGTGATTGAAATACTTCTCAAGGCCTTGCTTTACGTCTTGGTATTGCTCCGTAACATCGACCGTAACGAGTTCTTTAAGGCCGAAAAGCTGTCCCATGTCGCGTGCATGAACAGCTTCAACAGCAATAGCAGTGAGAGGAACAATAATAGAAGCAAAGCCAGTGACAGGAAGCTCAGGTGACTCAACAGATGGCTCGGCCCAGAAGTCTTGAAGTTCACGATTCCACCTATCGAGAAGATGCTCACGCTCTGCTCTATGATTGATAAGCTCATCTGCAACGTATGCTGTAAGCTTATCTAGAATTTCCGGATCTGGATCAAGTTGCCTAGCCATGAGCAGGTGCGCCGAAAAGAAGCTCAAAGATCTGCTTCAGATCACGCACGACGATCCTCTTCCGAAAGATCCAAAGCTTGATTGTCTTCAGCTCACGATACTCATTCTGCGTATACCACATCCAGAAGAGCTTGCTGATAGTCTCCTTTACAACATCCTTCGGAGTCTCAGGAACAAGCTCTTCGAGATTGAGTTCGTCTAGGGCTGCCATTTGTGCGTCTCCGGATGGTTTCGGTGTGGGGGCGGGTTTCGGCGGGCCGGTTCGGGGCGGTGCGTGGGCGGGCTTCCTGTGCGTCTTCGGACAGTTCTGTGCGGGCGGAGGGTTTTGTGTGTGCGCCTACGCCGCGCGCTCGCTTCGCTTCGCGGACGCGGCTGCGGCGCGTCACTTCTTCTTCTTCGCGACCGCTGCGTTGTCGATGAGATTCGGATAAGGCCTGCCCGCCTTCTTGGCGCGAGCCTTCGCAGCAGACTTCTGCGCCGGAGAAAGCTTCTTGCTCTTCTTCTTCGGATTTGGCTTATCCCAGAAATCCTTTGGCATCACCATTTCACCTTGTCGGCCCAGTACGCCGCAGAGAGTTTACCCTTCGCAATGTTCTTCGCGTGACGTGCCTTGAAGCTTGCTTGTCGCTTCGTGGGCTGACGATCACCAGTCACACCTTGCTGTCCGAAGCGAATCGTCTTGATTGTATCGCCCTGCTTCGCCACAACGACATGCGACTTCGTTGGATGAGATGGAGTTCTCTTGGGCTTATTATAGCCTGAAACTCCTGCGCGGGCAAGTCGTGGATCCTTTTTCATTTCTTATGCTCTCTTCTGTGACATGCGATACATAGGAACTCTCCGTTGTCGGGATCGAGAGAAAGATCCGGATTATCGTACACGCGGATCTTATGATGAACATGTCGTCCCTTCTTTCCGCACCCGCGAACGCACATATACGAGGCTCGTATCCGCACTTCG